CTTCGCAGAGGATCGCACACTAAAGACAGAGAATATAAAAAAGGCCTAATAGATATCTTTGCTTTGGTTTCTTTAGAACACCGCAACATAGTCTTTATAAAACCACACACAGAAAATCAAATAACCATCATTGATGAACACATGAAGAATAATGATGCCGTAAGAAACCTGCTAGACATCCTAGAAAATATTTAAAAAATAATCTTTATAAACTATCTATATCAATACAAATTTTATCTTTACTAGCAGTATGAATACCTACTCTAAGTAAATACTCAGCAACGCTATGAGGATCTTTTTTGTGATCTTTGCAAAAACCTAAAAAGTTTTTAACCAAATCTCTATCCATATAGACAGCCTTTCTACCATTCCTTTCTCTAAGGATTGGATCGTCAAAGTCTGCAAGATTCATATACACCTCTACATATTTTCGTAATAATCAATCAATTTATTTAAATACCACTTAGCCTTTTGTAAGTCCTGGATGTTTGCATCCTTGTACTTATGTCTATGTATGTATTTAATAATTGATCCTTCCAGATATGATGGAAACTCTGCGCCTAGTTGTTGTTTGATGTAATCAATACATTCAAGTCCGCCCTCGTTGTAATGGGGTGGATGATTAACCATATCCTTTTTAGCCCCATTCCATTCCTCTGGTTTTGCATTATCAATACTCATTAAAAACTCCCTTTTTTTTAAATAATCTTACCAAAATTAGCAAATATGGTTTATTATAAGCATATCTTGGAAAAATTGGGAATAATATGGAAATAAATAATAATAAAATCTTTGACATAGATAACACTATTGACACCGAAACTTTGGCTAAAAGATGGGGTGTAAGTAAAAAGACTATAGACAACAGAAGATCAAGGGGTGATGCACCACCTCATTGGAAAATTACAGGAAAGATATACTTTGATATCAATGATGTAATTGCTTGGGAACAAGCTCGTTATATTTCCAAAGATGCCAAGTAAACACGCTTTATTATCACCATCATCTGCGGACAAATGGACGATCTGTCCAGCTATGCCTAGCGAAGCAGCAAAAGTACCATTCACCGCAAGCGTGCCAGCAGCTACAGGTACATTAATTCACCAGATGTCAGAGATATTAATGAAAGATATGTTAGATGGTGATATATCTTTAGAAGATTATTGGCTAGGTAAAACAGAAGCAATAGAAAACTTTGAGATAGAAATAGATCAAGACATGATTGATTGTGCAAGGATCTATACAGAGTATGTAGAACAAAGAACAAAAGAATTAAATGGCAGACTATTAATAGAAGAAAAAGTAGAGATACCAGAGATCACACAAAGTTGCTGGGGTACAGCAGACGCAATAATACTGGCCAAAGATAAGATTGCAGTTATAGATTTAAAGTCTGGTAAATGGCAAGTCAGCCCTGAAAACAACAAACAGTTAATGATTTACGCATTAGGTGCATTGACTAGGTATGGCAATGCAGATACCGAAATGGAACTAACAATCGTCCAGCCAAGAGGGGTTAAAAGAGAAAAGGCTATAAAGACTTGGCATACATCAGCCGAATACCTGGTTGATTGGGCGTACGATTTTCTGAAACCACGAGCAGATGCTTGTATGGATGAAAACCCCGTGCATGTGTTTGGGGATCACTGTAGATTCTGCAATGGACGCAGCGTCTGCGAAACTTATAAACTTAGAAACGGAGAGAAAAATGTCTGAAGACAAATCTAAAGAAGTAAAAGAAGAATTAACCTTTACCTTTGAAGAAGATGGCAAAGAATACAAGGTTGATGATCTTAATGATGAGAACAAACTTTTATATAACAAAGTTGTTCTTCTTAATAACCAAAGGAGAGATGCCTTAAATCAAATTGGTAATCTTAACTTTGAGGTTGAAAAACTAGAGCTATTATCTCAACACTACAGCAATCTACTCAAAGATGCTGTTGAAGGTGGCGAAGATACAGTTGAGGTAGTGCAATGAGCCTAGCGGATATCAGAAGTAAAGGTAAACAGAAACCGCCTAGGATTATTCTCTATGGTGGTGCAGGGATTGGTAAAACAACCTTTGCATCAATGATGCCTAATCCAATCTTTATTCTTACAGAAGATGGAATGGGAACAATACAAGCAAATCAATTTCCATTGTGTCCAGCTTTTGAAAAAGAAAAGGAGCATGAGGATGACAAACATCTTGGCGTGATGCAAAGACTAAGGGAGTTAATAGAAGAAGACCATGAATTTAAAACTGTGGTAATAGATTCTATAGATTGGTTAGAGCCAATGATTTGGGATAAAGCGTGCCAAGATAATGGTTGGAAATCTCTAGAACAGCCTGGTTACGGCAAGGGATATTTTGAAGCATTAAAATATTGGCGACAATATTTAGACTTACTTAATGTGCTAAGAGAAGAAAAGGGAATGATTACTCTGCAAATAGGTCATCATCAAATCAAAAGGTTTGAATCTCCAGAGATTGAGCCTTACGATCGTTATGAGCCTAAACTTCATAGAAAAGCATGTGATCTGGTTATGGAAAACTCAGATTGTGTGTTTTTTGCAAATTATAAAATGGGTACTGTTAAAAAACAGGGTAAAGGTGGATTGAATACAAAGGCAGTTCAAGGCGATGCTGTTGTTTATTGTAGAGAAAAACCATCACATCTTGCTAAGAATAGATACGCATTACCAGACTTTTTACCTTTTGAGTGGTCAAAGATTAGAGAGGCCATGATAGGAGAAAAGAAAGATGGCTAGACTAAATGAGATAGATAGACTAGATCAGTCTATGAACAGAGTAGTTAGCGTCATTAACAAATATGTTGATAGCATTGATGTTAATAACACTCAGCTACCTGACGAAACACTATATCGTTTAGTGGTCATTAAACAGGACTGCGGTGATCTTATAGATTACCTCAGAGATTATGAATCTTACGACTTAGGATAAGGAGAGAAAAATGGATCTAAGTAAATATGATTTTGAAAGTGGCGATCTAGGATCACACCTAGAGCCTGGAACATATACATTGGAATATGTTTCAGACGAAGAAATACAAGGCAGAAACGGCTGGGTTGCATTGAAAGTGCAATTCAAATGCGTTGAACAACCTTGTCTGGTCTATCACACTTTTACAGTAGAGCATGATACGAGCGAAGCAGCCGTAAGCATTGGCTTACAATCGCTTGCCAATCTTGGAAAAGCTATGGGCTTTGATAAGATCAAGGATACAAGCGAGTTGGTTGGCTCGTCCGTGCGTGCAAATCTGGTAAAAGATGAGAAAGGTTATCTCGTCATTGATGACGGCAAGGGTAAGGGTTGGCAAAAAGCTAAGTCTGCCCCCGTCAAAAAAGAAGAAGCAAAAGATAATGGTGTTTCCCCAGAGGCAGACGAAGAAATACCATTTTGATGCTTTACGGAATGATAGGCCGTCATTATGTGGTATCTGTTGTAAACCCGTTGGCGGTCTATTGTTCTATCGTGATGAAAAGTGGTTTGGGGCGTGCAGTCGTGCGTGCCAAGCAAAATTAAAGGAAGGAAAGACGCTCGAACAAATGGCACAACTAAGTGAAAAAGGATTGGAACATGCGATCGTTCGTGCGAGGGAAAAATATATTAATTTAAATAAAGAAAGTAATGGGGAAACTATGAGTAAAGCATTGCACGAGTGGCAAGCAGAGCATAGGAGAGCATTATTTACTACGCTCGTGCGTGAATATCTTGATTATGCAATCGCACAAGCAAGGAATGGGGTAGATGGATCTAACGAAATATAGCGGTAAAGATGGATTGGTTGTTGATCCATCATTTTTATACAAAAAAAACAAAGGAAATGAGTCTGATCTTATTGCAGAAATGCAAGCGGTATGTTTAAATGTTTCTTTTTTAAATACAAGCGGGGAACTCGTCCGAGTACCCGTAACAGCAACACAAGGAATAAGGCCAGACAAAGGAAATGAGAAATCAGGTTGGTATGTTATTAATACTTTTAATGATTACTTATACGCAACTTACGGAAATTGGAGAACGGGGGCGGAATACAAATGGTCATCTGTGGAGATCTCTACACTCGATCATGGAGAACGACAAAGGCTACAAGAAGCGTTAGCAAAAGCGAAAGAAGAAGCAGAGATACAAAAGAAAGAAAGATATGAAGAAGTTTCAGAAGATTGTCAAAAAAGGTTTAAGTCGTATCCAGAAGCGATACACCACGATTATCTCAAAAATAAACAGATCAAAAGTTTTAATCTAAGAACACATAACAACGCTCTGGTTGTTCCTATTTACAATACAGAGGGTAAAATACGATCTCTACAATATATCCAGGCTGACGGACAAAAGAGGTTTGTTTCTTCTGGCGAAGTCAAAGGAAACATATTTTTAATCGGGGCGGATTACCGCAGTCTGGATATGCTCGATACTCTTATCATTACAGAAGGCATGGCTACAGGTGCTAGTATCTATCAGGCTACTAATTTACCAGTGGCATGTGTCTTTTCTGCTAACTTTGGTAAAGACGCTGTTAAAAACATCAGAGAAAAGACAGACGCAAAGATTATTCTTGCGTTTGATAATGATGAAAGCGGTTTAGGTAGAAAGAAAGCAGAAGAAATTTGTTCATTGAATTATAAATGTGTCATACGATTGCCGTCTGTTGTTGGTGATTACAATGATATGGCCATAACTCAAGGGCTAGATGCCGTTCGTATGGAGATCAATAACAAAGGTTTAGGCATTAGACAATTCTCTATTAAACGATTAGTAGGAGAGCCACCACCACGCTCTTGGTTGGTTGAAGGATTATTAGAAACATCTAAACCAGGCATACTTGCGTCCATTGGTGGTATCGGAAAGTCAATGTTGGCGTTAGATTTAGCGTTAAAGGTAAGTTCTGGGCGTGGCACTTGGTTAAA